TTCTTGGGTTTTCATAATGGTCAAGTACTTTAGCTGAGTAAGCCATTTTGCTTCTCCTTTAAAAATCTCTTTCGTGATTCTGATATTTTTCTTTTTGTTTCTGCAGAATGGACTCTTTTTTTACCAAACATTGGATTGTTTTCTCCAACATTTCTTGTATGTCCAACATTTTTACCTTTTCTATTTTCTTTCATCAATCTAATAGATTCAGGTGTATGTTTTTTTCCATACATTCCATTCTTCTCACCAAAAAAGGCAGCAGTTTCTGATGTCCAACCACTACTATCAGTCTTTTCATTCATATTCATTGTATTACTTATATGTTCTTTCAAATATTCATGTTCTTTTGTTATCAATTCATCAGTAGAAGAACAATATTCTAAAATCTCTGTATCTAATTTTATATTATTCTTTTGGCAATCTTTTATCCAATTACCTGACCCTTGATAACTATCATTATATTTTGTTGAGTGGCGTCCAATATAATATCGGCCATCTTTTACAGATGTTTTATATATATAATGTTCAACCATGTCTTTCTCCGTTATACTGCAAAACTACTTCCACATCCACAAGATGATGAAGCAGATGGATTCTTTATTTGAAACTGTTCTGCCATTAAAGTCTTAGTATAAGCAACAACTGAGCCGTCTAGATATTGATTAGAGTGTGCATCAACAATAACTTTTAGTTTAGTGCCTTCTAAGTCTATTACAGTGGCTTCTTCTTCTATCGTAGTTTCCCATGTAAATCCATATTGAAACCCTGAGCAACCGCCACCTTGCACAAACATTCGTAGACCTTTTATATCAGAATCAGATTCATCCGTATATAGGTCCATNATTTTGTCGATAGCGGACTGTTCAATGGTTATCATTTGTTATTTCTTTTTTGCTTGTTCTTTTGTATATAATGTCCAAGCGCCATAAACAATAGCACCAACTGCTGCTACAGATACGAGTGTATGTGACATTAGAGCAAGAACGCCAAGTACTATTAAAGCTGCTCCGTCCCATGAAGTTCTTTCAGCCCAGCGAGCAAGTACCCAAGCTTTTACTACATTTAAATCTACCATTTTTGTTTCTCCTTTTGATTGGTATTTGTAAGCTACTTTGTTATCTTTTAAATTAGGTTGTCTCTTTCTCATTTTTCTTTTCCTCAGGGTTTCCCCATACATCTTCCCATGAACCAGATAAAGCGCCTTTAGCGTAATCTGTTGCACGATTCTCGAAGAAGTTCGTGTGTGTTGGAGCATTAATCATCTCTTCAACCCAAGGCAATGGATTCTTTTTAACTTTATACACGCCTCGTAGTCCTAATGATATCAGCCTTCTATCACAAATATAACGAATGTACTGTTTAACTTGAGCTGCGGTTAAATCAGGCATATCGCCCATTTCAAACGCCAAGTCAATAAATTTATCTTCTAACTCAACCATTCTTTCAGCAATGGTATATATTCGAGATTTAAGTGTATCGTTCCAAATCTCTTTGTTTTCCTCTATATATGTCCTAAACAATTTAACCATTGATTCAGTGTGCATTGTTTCGTCTACAATAGACCATGTTACAATCTGGCCCATGCCTTTCATCATACCATGGCGTGGGAAGTTAAGTAACATAATGAATGATGAGAACAGTTGCATACCTTCAGTAAATGCAGAGAAGACTGCAATATGAGTTGCTGTTGATTGTTTATCACCATTACGACTACTAATATCTTTTACATAATCGTGTTTGTTTTTCATTGCTTCATATTCTAGAAACTCACCATATGTCGACTCAGGCATTCCTAGAGTTTCAATTAGATGTGAGTAAGCCGCAACATGAAGTGCTTCACGAGCAGCAAAACCCATTAACATCATTCTGACTTCTGGTTGTGGAAAATATGGTAAATAATTATTTACATAACCGCCAGCAACATCTACATCGCCTTGTGTGAAAAATCTAAAGATGTTTGTAAGAAAATGTTTTTGTGGTTGAGTCAATACTCTTTGCCAATCTTTTACATCTTCTGCCATTGGAACTTCTGAGTGTAACCAATGACTTTGTTCGTGTTTTAACCAAGAATCATAAGCCCATGGATAATTAAATGGCTTAAAACTATTTCTGTCTTCCATTAAGTTCGATTGCTTTGCAGCCTTTCCAGTTTTTTCCATTGTAGTAGCCATTATTTTGCCCATTCCTCTATTTGTTTAGTTGATAAAACTCCCGAATTTCTTTTAACTTCTGTTTCACCATCTAACATTAATAAAGTTGGTACAGAACGAATTTGCCATTGTGTTGCTAAATCTTCATCTTCGTCAATATCGATAACCTCTACAGGCACCTCGAGCTTGGCTGAATTCAAATTCATTTCTAATCCTTTACATGGTTGGCACCAAGAGGCTGTAAATCTTAATATTTTTTTCATTATTATCCTTTTTTATTCGCAGGCGATACAAATACCGTCATCTTCTGCCAGTTGAGTTAAATCCAGTTCTTGAATTACCTGTCGTTCAATTTTCTTTGCTACTTTGTCAGCCTTACCAATTTTCTCTGAACGACAATAGTACATCGTTTTAAGTCCACCTTTCCATGCCATGTAATGTATTGCATGTACATATTTGATATTAGCATCTGGTCTAAAAAATACATTTAATGATTGTGCTTGGTCAATCCATTCTTGTCTATCAGCTGCATGTTGAATCAACCATCTTTGGTCAATCTCCATTGATGTTTTAAATACATCTCTTTCCCAATCTGATAACTTATCTAGGTGTTGTACACTGCCGTCATTAGCAATGATTGATGACCAAATCTCATCATAGTCCAGTTTACTATCTGCTTTACATTTATCTTTTATTATTTTATCTAAAAACTTATTCTTATGTAAATGTGAACCAGACAATGTGTCTTGTCTATAAGCATTTGCACGATATGGTTCGATACTAGGTGAAGTATTACCCATGATAATAGATGATGAGGCATTTGGTGCTATTGCCATAAGATGTGAGAATCTTTGGCCTGTGCCTTCAGCATCTGGCGCTTCGCCTCTTGCTTTACCAATCTCTAGATTTGCTTCATCTAAAGTTGTTCTAATAGTTTTAAATATTTGTTTGTTCTTACTTACTGCTGATGCTGATTCCCATGGAATGTTTTTCTTTTGAAGATAAGCATGCCAACCTAATGCACCAATACCAATACTTCTTTCACGAGATGCCGAATAAGATGCTCTTGAAACAGCATCAGGAGCATTCTCAATAAAATAACTCAATACATTATCTAACATCTCAGCAATATCTTTTAAGAAATATTCATTCTTTTTCCATGTATCATAATATTCTAAATTTACAGAAGACAAACAACACACTGCTGTTCTTTCTGCATCTGTTGGTAGAATAATCTCTGAACATAGATTCGATTGTTTAATAGATAAACCTAAATCTTTTTGAAACTGTGGCATTTTCTCGTTAGATATATCAATAAAATGTAAATATGGTTCGCCAGTCTGCATACGAATTTCTAGAATTCTTTGCCATAAATCTTTAGCTGATACAACTTCTTTAATTAAACCACTGTTCGGGTCTTTTAATTGCCACGAGTCATCTGCATCGCCATCAATCATACTTCTTTCGATGATTTGCATGAAATCATTTGTGATATTGATGCCATGGTGCATGTTTAGACATCTCATGTTCTGGTCACCAGTAGGTCTTCGCATCTCTAGAAACATCATGATATCTGGATGAGAGATATCTAGATATGCTGCATAGGAACCTCTCCTTGTTCGTCCTTGACGGTATGCCAATGAAGAAGCGTCATATGTTCGTAAGTGAGGCATAACGCCAACAGATTTGTCATCTGATGACCTAATACCAACACCAATACCGACACCACCACCTAACATAGATAGTGAGTTTACTTCTGAGAGAGTTGAGATTAGTCCTTCTGATGAATCGTCTAGATAAGGTAGGAAACATGATATAGGTAAGCCTCTTTTCGACCTGCCATACGATAAAATAGGAGTTGAATACGATAACCAATGTTGACTTGCATAATCATATAATCTTTGAGCGTGTTCTTTATTCGAACCAAATACACTCGACACATATGCGAATCTTTCTTGAGGGCTATCTTCTTCCTCTTTCATGTAACTTTCTTTTAATCTCTTAAGACCTAACTGGTCGAATAAGGAATCTTTTGTAAAATCAACTTTAATACCATGAACTATGTTGTCCATTCATATACTCCAATTAAAAAACTTTAAATAAAAAACGCTAGGGCAACATCAATGATAAAATGTTACATTGTGGGATAACTTTACAAACATGAACCTTTTTGGTGTTAGCATGAAAATGGCGACTGGCCAATCCGTGTTAGATTACACACTGATTCTTTTATTAACTCGATACTAGACTTTTTTCCAGTATACTAAATTTGTCTCTGCTTCCAAACCTGAAAAGGTATTACTACTTATAATATTTTCTATCTCGCTTACACTCATTCCTGAAATAATCATGTCATTAATATCTTTCTTGCCGTGAAGTGTTGTAGGCCAAATTACCACCTTCTGTTGCGAACTTACTGCAACTTGCATCATCTTCACAATCTCTTTGTTTCTTGGTTCATTATCAAAGATAAGCACCTTACTAGCACATTCAATACTTTTAGACGCTAAGTATAAATTTGCATCACCAGATGCCAAACAATTATCTAGGAATAAACTATCTAGAGGTCCTTCTACAATCTTTACTGTTTTTGATAAATCAATTCTATCTAAACCAAAAGCTAACTTCTTTTCACTTTCAACAACTCTCATTGTAACATAACGAATGAGTTTATCATTAGATTCTAATGCACGACCTGATACAGCAATTAAATTATTATACTCATCATAGAAAGGAATTACCAATCTAGCATCATCAACTAATGGTTTGTCATGATTAGGTATAAGGTCATCAATAAACTGCTTATACTTTGGTGCAAAGAGTAAATGAGACCAGAACTTTTCTGGAATCTTTCTGCCTTTTAAATACTGAACACACCAATGTTCTGCAGATAATTGATTACACCATTCTGCATGGTCAAATGATTTTTGTTTTTGTATCTTATCAAATCTTGGTGGTGGTATCTCAAATTTAGGTTTCTTATAATTTGAATTGCCAACTTCACCAGCTTTATATCGCTCTAGTATATATTCTTTATGTAAAGTCTCGTCTATAGACTTAATAAGATTACCGACAGTAGTACCTGAACCACAATTATGACACCTATAAAACAAGTTATTTGCTTTTTGGTAAACATAACCTCGTGCTTTAGATTTATTCTTTTGTGAATCGCCACAGAAAGGGCAAGAAAAATTAAAGAGATAACTATTCTTCTGTTTGAAGTTTCTCAAACGGTAAGAGACCATCTTTGTATATTTAGAATCTATTATCAGTGACATTGTGTAATTATAACAGGTACTGCTAGTTATGTCAAGTTAAAAGAGGTCAAATACCTCAAGTTCGCCGAGAAGAAAAGCAAGTGCTAAAACAACACCAAAAAGAAAGAATTTAACTCTATCTATATCAGCCCATTTTACAAATGGATTTTTATCATCTCTTTTATGTTTGATTAAGTCAGTTTTAAGTTCATCTAACTTGTCTGTAAGTCGGTCTTCTGTTTGGTCTATTCTATCATGAATTTCTTTAGAAGTAGAACTGATTCTTGCATGAATATCTCTAATATCTTCATGCAAGGTATCTGATATTTTCTCTTGTTGGTCATGTCTTTGTTCATGTAGAGAAATCATTTTAACTATGTTTTGATTTGTTTCTTGAATCTTATCTAGAGTAATTGTAGTTCTATCAAATAAAGATTCACATTGCTCTGCATCTTTTTTCAACAGTTCAGTGGCTATCTTTAATTCTTGTATATCTTTATCTGACATTACGAATCAGTATTCTTAGTTTTTTTAGAATACGCTTGTGTTCCGTAAAATGCCGCTACAATAGCTGCAACTGATACAAAGTATGTGGCTGCCATATCTCCTAATATTTTTGCAGCACCGTCTAGACTAAGTGCTACTGCTAGAACAACTGCAAATGGATATAATAACATACCGGCAAGAGCAAACCACGCCATGTTCCTTTGAGCGTCTTCTCTCTTGTCTTCATTTTCTAATCTTATTTGTTGTTCTTCCAATTTAAATTCCTCATCGCTAACTATTCCATCACCATTTGAATCAAATTTAGCATACTTAGATTCTTTATCGAGTTTCTTTGCTACCATGGTTTCCCCTAAATTAAACTACTAGAGACCCAACAGATATTAATGTAGAGATTAATCCATTCAATTTAGTTCTTACTTCAAGTTCACCGGCTGCTGCTTCTACTACTTTTGTATTTTCCAAATCAACTAAAAGTTCTTTGTAATCATCAAAAGATAATTCTTTTGCTTCAAAGAGCTCTTTATAGTTTTGGGCCTGTACTACTAAATCAACAACACTATCGCTGTCGGACTTAAGTAATTCTTCTATTTGTTCTTCTATGCTTTTTATATAGTCACTCATCTTGGTTTTCCTCCAACTACATTCTGTATTGTTACTGCATTTTTATTTATTAACTCAAATTTAAGTTTACAATATAATTTACTTACATTTGGGTCATTCTCATATTTGATGTGTAGACCTTTTGAAATCTCTAGTAATGCACCAGACATTGTTATTGTCTCTTCATTATGTGGTATTGAATTAGCATAGTTATAAAATTCATTTACCCTAAGCCACAAGTTGTTGACCAGAGGTTTTGCATATATTGTACCACAATGTTTTTCACCTAACTCTGAAGTTGTTTGTATCTGATTGATAATATAATATTCATTGTTATCAAACTTTGCCATTTGAAAAGCATCTAACAAAACACAACCTTGTAATACAAATACTGCTAGTAGTATAATTAATTTTTTCATTTATTTTTTCTTTTTAGTTGGCACAATTTTTAATTTAGGTGCTTTTTTAACTGGTTTTGTTTCTACAACCGGTTTAGGTCTTAAAATTCTCATGTGTTTCTCCTTTGTGAATATCTATTTATCTTGCTTAGGTTCGTAGTATTCTTTATATTTAATAATAATTGTTTTTTGTGACTTTATATAATTTCTTATTTCAGCCATTGTTATAGATAGTTCTTCATATCCCTCATCAGTTAAACCAAATAATACTAAATCAATTTTCTTGTCTTTTAGTTTTGCAAAGACTTCTTCTGCATTATCTGGAGTCACAACATACCATTTAGGTGCTCTTGGACTTAGTTGAGTAGGATTGGGAAGATTTAGAGGAGTTCTTTCTACAGCCACTGACTTAATTTCTATTGGTGTTACATCATTATCACCAAACAAACTAAATGAGGCACACCCCTGTAAACTAAGGAGTAGTAGGGATATAATTAGGATTTGCAATCGATTGGCATTCACGGTTCGTCTCACTTTGTAATTTAGCGTTAAGTTCTTTTTCAGTATGTGGAGCACCAGTCAATATTTCTAAACATCGAACTGCATTTTTTGTTCCACGGTTAATCAATCTCTGTATTACTTTTGGTTTAACAGCGGCGAGTGTGCCAAAATCTCTCTTGTCGCCATTAGCTTTGACATTAAATTTATCTGTCAATTTTTTAATTTCTTTCAAGTTCTCTACATTTTCATCTTGTAGTTGTTTATTAATTCCTTGAATCATTGCAACATCTTCTTGCATTTTATCAACCAAATATTGTTGTTCTTTGATACCTTCTTCTAACTTGGCACTATTAGCTTTACTGATTGCAAGATTAGCTTTTAAATTTGAGACATGCCAGAGGCCGCCTGCAAGAATTAATACAATAATCAAAATTGCAATCATCTTCACTGCACCCATTATACAGGTTTCTTCCTATTAAATGCGGCAAACCCCATAACGGCATCTTTTTTGTTTTTCTTTCTAGGTAACATTACACCTGGTTCGCCTTCTGGTCCAACGCCGACTCCTGCAATGGCGCCGCCACCTGAAGCATTAGCTGGTGCATCTTCATTCTTTTTTCTATAACTGCCATCACTATCTTGAGTAGCTGTTTCTGTATCTTTTGGTCTATTTGTATTTAAAGCTGGTCCACCCATTTGTTGTTTCATTGGTTTTCTTTTAACCATTTTTTTAGTTAATGGGTCATAAACATCTTCATTCTTAGCTTCGGGTGAATGGTCTGAAGAAACTTTCGCCTCATTTTCCATGTAATGACCAACACTATTCATATAATCTGCAGCCTTGGTAATCTTAGATTGAACCCATGCTTCTATATTATAATCAGGACCTTTTGCTTCTAGATTTTTAATAAGGTCTGTGCCATATTCACACATTGTTTTTAATTGACTAACAGCCATAGAAACTTCTCTATCTTCTTTTACCATTTTCTTTTCTTTATCATTATATTCTTTAACATTAGGGTTCATGCCACAGGAAGCTTCTTGAGCAAACATTCCTGTTTTATTTTTTTTATCTTTTTTCATTTGTTCTGAATGTTTTGCATCTTTTATTTTTTGGTCTGCTCTTCCTTTTTCTAATGTTTCTTTAGAACCCCAATAGTTAGGTTTAACTTTAGCGCCACCAACTTCTTCGTTTGCATATTTAACTTTATCTTTAACAACTGGTGAAAATGTAACTGCAGGTTTCTTTTTAGGTAGAGGTACTAATGGTTGTTTTGGTCCACCATATTCATCTAAATTTTCTTTACTTTCTCTTGTTGGTGCTTGTTTATAAGAATGCCAAGATGACCTATCTTCGGTTTTAGGTCTATCAGTATCATCTTTATATTTCTTAATCATGCCTGCTTGTTTTATTTTAGAAGGCTCTAACTTCACTTCTTCATTTCGTGGGCCTTCTTTTTTCTTAATTGCATCAACTGTTCGTTTAATGAGTTTTTTAGATAGAGGCACTACTTTTTTCTTGAATAGATGGTCAGGTTTATCTGCCATACTTTGTGTCTTTACTTCATTTAAATCAACAGATTCTTTTACTTTATAAGCACCACCAAATTGGTTTAATTTAAGACCATGTTTTTTTTCTAAATCTTTCATGGTTTTTGCATGAGTAGTTTGGTCTTTCATTGCTTGAGTGTGATTTGGACTTGTAGAATAAGATTTCATTGCTGTCGTAAAAGCTTTATGATGCAACTTTCTTGCAGTGTTATGTTGTTCTACACCATCTTCAGAAATATCTTGGGCGACTTGGCCTGCAGAAGCATCAATAGTTGGATTTCTTTTCAATACAGTTTTAGTTTTCATTTCCATTAAATCGTCTCTCTTAAAATAAATTCTACTCGTGAATCAATAGGTATATCAATTGACATAAGGTTAACACCTCTAATACCTGTCACCCGATTTGGCATTAGGTTAAGAAATGCTAAATAAGTTTTAAGTGCTGAATAATCTTCAGGTACCATTTTATAAAATAACAATCTAGTTGCTACTATTGGACCAAAAACATTACAAAGAACTATTAAATGATTTATTATTAATCGTTCTTTTATTTCACCAACTAACCTATATCGTTTAAATAGTCTTTTAAGATAATTGAATCTCTTCATATCATCTTTAAATTCACTCATGACACAATTAGGTCTGTCATAAGCTTTTACTGCATAAATCATTATATTATCATGGTTTAAATTATCAAATATCATATTACTCCAGATTATTCTAGTTCTAGTTCTTCCTCATCTTCTTCATCTGCTAGAATTTCATCCAAAGATTCGTTATCAATTGCTTCAGCATAAAAATCATATGTGCCATCGTCTGCTAAATAATATAAAATATACATTGAATATTCTTCAACTGATAATTCATTACCAAATTGATTTAATTCAATAGATAATTCGTCTTCTTGTGGATTAAGGTCATAAAGTGTAGGTATATCTAAAGCATGCCTACTTAATACTTTACGAACCGTCTGTATGCCCGAATATGGTGACTTAACTTCTACTAATTCTCTAGAGAGGCGGAGGTTTATGTCCGCCCTAACTCTAGGATTAGATATTGAAGTTGCACCAAGTCCATTCGGTGTAAGTGTTTTAATCGCTTGGCCAGTTTCTGTAGCTACAGTCTGGCTCAAATATTGTTTAAAGTTCATATGTTATTACGGAGTTGCATCACCAGTAATACTACCCATAGCAACTAATGTTTCATAGTTGACACGACCAGCACGACCGCCTGTACCAATTGTTTCTCTAACCCAACCAGCGTGAGTGATTTGAGAACCGCCAGGACCTGAACCTCTGATTGCAACTGCAGTTGCTTGAACTACTGTAGCAGTTAGTGGTAAAGCAAAGTGTTGAGCATTATTACCTGTGCCTGTAATTTTTGGAATGTCTTCTATTACATAAGTTAATCCAGTCGGAGTACCAGCTGTTGTAACTACTGCAGATTGATCCATTTCAGTTAAAGTGAAACCTGTTCTTGGAGCGGCACCGCCTGTTACAGCAGAAACTCTATAAGATTTCGGTGAACCAGAATATCCTGTGATACTACCAGTTCCGCCGAGAGTACCTGATATTGTAATTACCTCATCAGCAGCAAGTGCAGTTGCACCCATTGTGAATACGCCAGCTGTATTAGCAATTGCAACAGTGCCGGCAGGTTGGTCGGCAGTATTTGTTGATTTAACTTGGAAAGTTGATGCAGATAATCCTGTTCCTGTAGCAATAAAGTAAGTTTGGCCACTAACTAATCCAGTAGCACTTGTACCACCACCATTTTGATAAACTAAAGCAAAACCAGCTGTACTAGGTCTTGTGCCACCAAATGTAAATACACTTGTGTTTACTGCGACTGCAGATGTAGCAATTGTCATTCTAGGACTATCAATTGTAACTGTTGGAATAGATGCATAATTTGAACCTAAACCTGTCATTACAAATGAACCTGGTACCAATTCTCCGTTTGAGAATGTTGCAACAGCTGTCGCAGTTAATCCTTGTAGAGATTGTGCATTGTTACCTGTTCCTGTAAGAGCTAATTTAGTTCCAGAACCCGAATTAGCTAATGTTGAAGCTAATCCAATTGTTGTATCTGTAATTTTGATAACAAAGTAAGTTGTGCCATTAGCTAGACCACCTAAAACTGTGCCAGAATTAGCAAGATATTTAACTGCAGTGCCGGTTGTCGGAACAGCAGCAGCTGCTAATGTGATTGCATCACCTGAAATATTTACAGCTGATGTAGCAAATACTGTTGCTGCTGGTGCAGCTATTGTTACAGCGGGTACTTCAGCTGTTGGATATCCTAAACCTGTATCAGTTCCTGATATGCCTACAATATTGTCTTCACTTCTTTCAGTTTCTTCTGTATCTATACCATATACATTATTTGGATTATTTCCATCATGAGTACCGTCAGCTGATATTGAACGAGGTTTCTCATTTAGTGTATATTGAGCACCAGCACCTACAGTTGTCATTCCAGAACCAGGTATTCCTTCTTTTACTTTACAGCTTGTATTTGATGTTACAGCTGTGATTAGATATGATTCAGGAACTCCGGCAGTTGTTACGACTATATAGCCAAATGTTCCTCGTTGAGCATAAGCATCAATTATTTTTGTTTGTGTCAAAAATGCAGTGCCTGCTCCTGTTACAACACCAGTTGCACCATTAATTGCTATAGTACCTGATGATGGTTTGTCGTCTCTGTTTCCCCATAAAGCCATGTGTATCTCCTTGTTGTTTCTTTTTTTTGTTTAATTAATATTTTACTTTATAATCTATTTATACCATCAACATGTCTAGTTACTATCATTCTTACTGATGTTGTTGTTCAAAGTAGGTTCATCCTGAAAAGTTTCAGGTTTCATCTCTTTGTCTTTTGCCTTTTTAGCTGCTTCTTTTACCGTTTGTACTTTTTTACTTAAATCATATGGTTTATTTCTAGGTCTTTGTGAATAATCAGGTATTTTAGATTTACCTGTCGCAAAACTCTTTTGTGTTTCCATATCATTTAACTTCTTAGCAACACGGTCTGAAGCTGAAGATTCTTTTACCACCATACTCTTTAGTTTGTCTTTTCTTTTTGACATATATCTTGAAGCTGGAGTACTATCTTTTGCAATTTTTGCTTTTGATTTTGCTATTTTCTTTGCATATCCAGGATTAGTCTTATCTATCATATTAGCAATATCATTATCTTCTTTTGCTAATTTCTGAGTTGCAGTATGAATGCCTTTCGTTCTTACTTTCATTCGTTGGTCATATATATCTTTCATTTCATTATCTCTTGGTCGAGTTGCATAAGCTCTACCTTGAGCATTATGACTTAATGAACCTGCAGCTTTTGGTATATAACTTTTCAATGTATCTTTAGATATCTCATCTAAAGACTCATTCTTTGGTTTAGTTAGAGCTTGTTGTTGTTTAATACGGTCTTGTTGCATCGCTCTTCTAGCTTTTCTTGTTCGTGCTTCTGCTCTAGAGGCTCTGTCTTCTCTATCCATATCTTTTGATTCATTAGGACCATAACCTTTTGGTGTTACATCTCTTGTTTTAAAACTATTTGCTGGCATATTTTTCTTAGCAACTCGTTTCATTAATGATTTAATATGTGGAGGCAATTCTTTCTTCTTACCAAGTCTTGCATCTTCTTTTCTATTTGTATCTATATTTTTATAGTAACCTTCGTCAACTCTAGGTCTTAAAAGTGCAGCTACATCTTCATTTGCAAATGAGCCTCTTGCTGATACTGAATCAGAACCCATTGTATCTGCCCATTGACTAGTGGTTGGTTTCTTATGTTTAGATGGTGCATTTTTTAAAGCACTTGCATATCTTTGATTATCAGATTTAGGTTCGCCTCTATATTCTCTTTGAGTCTTGTTTTGTGTTACAATTCTATTTGCTCTTTGGCGATTAGCTTCTCTTGTTCTAGCTAACTTCTCTGCAGGTGTCTCTTCAGTCATTCTTTGTGGTTCTTTAGTATGAAGATGAACATCAATACCTTTAGTGCCTTTTGCACCAAATTGTTTTGCTGCATTTTTAGCTGCATCATATGATGATGTGCCTTTAACTTTTGTTGTACCATGTTTAACATGAACAGCTGTGTAGTCTCTATTTTCTTTAAATTGCTTGGTCTTTTTAAGAAATGGGTCTTTTTGTGTAGTTAATTTATTTGTAGCTCTATCAATACCTTTACTTCTATTGGCAATTTTTCTTTGTCTATCTTTAAGTTGTTTGTCTGTATCGTCAAAATTACCTTCTTTATCACCATCATCATAAGAATGGTCACTAGCATCTTTATGTGCTTTCTTAATATAAGAACCCATTGTTTTTGGTGCTAACTCATTTAATTCTATAAGTTCTAATTCTGTCATTTCTGATATAGCGATAATCATGTCAGCTCTATAAGCTTCTGTAGCTTCTATTCTACTGCCGCCTTTGTAATCACCACCTCTATCTACATTAGTTTCTGTAAAAGAATCTACATAAGATTTATTAGTGTTTCGTTTACGGCCTCCAGCAGTACTTTCTCTTTCTTTTGTTTTTTTCATTGGACCAATATATGCTTTTTTGCTTGGGTCTTGTCTTAGTCCAGGTGTTTTAACTTCTTTAGCACCTTTAAAAGGAAGTGAATCTTCTTTCATGATTTTGTCATGATTAGCAACTGCATAATCTTCAGCTTCTTTTTTATTGTCAAATTCTTTGGCAATACTACCACTGTGGTTGTAGACACAATATGTTCCATCTTTATGTCTCGTAACATGGTCTTTAGGGTTCTTTTCTTCCATTTGATAAGAAGCTTTTAGTGCCCTCCTCTTCTGTTCTTTCAGTGTTATTGCCATTTTTACTTCCCTATATTGAATTATCGTTGATTATCACTCATGTACTGTGCTTTAGCTCTAGCTCTTCTTGCATCACTTTCTTTTTTCTGAGCTGGTGTTAAAATAGGAGTACCATATTTGTCGGTCTTTCGTTTTTTTTCTGAAGCATTCATCATTCCATAAGAAGCATTTACTTTCCCATAAGACTCATCTACTAATTCTTTAGATGCATCTGTATGTGTTGCTCCTGTATGCATAGTGCCATCTTTCATTTTATGCTTTGGTCCTTTCCATTCTTTTCCATCTTTTGTATAATGTGTTGCATCTTCTTTCACACAATTATTTACACGCTTGCCTGTGTTTTTGCCAGTTCCAGGTTTTGTACCATCTTTTCTGTAACCGTCCCAACACTTATCATATCCATCAACAGCTTCTGCTTCATTCTTTTGTTTCTTAGAAGCCTTTATCATTCCATAAGATTCATCTTTTTGTCTTGCCATATCTTTATCTAATTCTTTCTTATCTTTATAATCATCTTTCTGAGCAAGTTTAGTAGCAGTAGCATACATTACATTTTTTGCATCTTTACCATATGTGTCTTTAAATGATTTAAGATTCTTTTTCATGCCCTTAACAATATACTCTTTATGTTCATCTTCGTCAGGAGTCATTTTCTTTTCATCTAATACTACATTATCAAAATAAGCATCTTTTTCGGTAACTGGTTCTAAACCACTCATGCCTTTTTTCTTCATTGCAACAGTGTCTTTCATTACATGATGTTTCATGTTTGCTCTGTAATCATCGTCAGCTGTTTTGTTATTATTATAACCTTGTTCTGCATTTTCTTTCTTCATAGCACGAAGTTTTTTAAAGTCTTTACCATCAATTTTATCATCATCATGAACATCAATCTTTTGTTGTGCAGGAGTTAATTCTTTTGAATTTTTTAATACTCTAAC